CATCGACGACGAAGTTTGCCGAGCTGTTGATGAGCTTGAAACCGTCGTATCGCTCGGTGTTGTACGCGAAGGTGTCGTACGGGCCGATGGGCCGCGCGCCACCCGACGACAGGGTGGGCCTGAACACCCCATAGATGCTCGACGCCGCCCAGTCCAGAAGCGCACCCGACTGGTTCAGGAAGATCGGGAGCTGGTAGCTGTTGATCTCGTCGAGGTTCTGCTGCGAGAGCTGGTTGTACGCCTTGAAGAACGCCGACACGTTCGCGTCGTCGCTGTACTGCGTGTACACATAGGCAGGGATGGTCGAAACGATGTTCACGGCGCGTCAGCCCTGCACGACGGCGATGTCTGCCGTGACGGCGAAGAAGAATCCCTCCGGATCGCCCGCAATCAGCACGCCGCCCGAAGGAGGCGCGACCGTGATGCCGTTGATCGTCACCACAAACTGCAGCTTCGATAGCGCGGACTCCGGGATCGCTCCGGCCACGGCCGCAATGAAGACGTCCTGGAGCTGCAGCAGCGAGATCGGCTGACCGACCGTGATGCTGTTGATGTACGCCACCATGGCCGGCTGGACAAGCGAGATGATGACCGCGTTCGAAACGAAGTTCGCCGTCGAGACCGTGTTCCACGTGATCGTCATCCCGACGGACTGCTGGGTCGGGACGACGAACGTGATCTCGTAGGTATCGGGGAAGTCGTTGATCGCAATGTTCTCGGTCGTGCCGATGGTGGCCGCCGGCTTGAGATCCAGGAAGTTGAACATCGAGGCAAAGATGGCGCCCGCGACCTGGTAGGGATCGCCGCCGCCGACGATGATTTGCCAGCCGCCGCCGGTCGCGCGCATGGACACGAGCCGCGCCTGCACATTGGCGACGTTCTCGATTGCCGTCTTCACGAACTTCGGCGTTCCGGTCGCCACCGCGAGACCCGCCTGGATGACCTGGGCCTGGTAGGCCGGCAGCGACTGCGCCGCTTCGCCGGGAATGCCGGTGCCAGGGTTCGAGCAGTTCAGGACGACGGTGGAAGGAACGCTCGTCACCAGCACCGTGACGCTCGTGGCCGGGATCGCCCAGGAGCCCTCATCGACCGCAAGGCAGAACGTAGGCGCGCTGTTGCCCGAGCCGCTGATAATCGCCGGGTCTTGCGTCACGTACTGGTGCGTGCCGTCGCTGACCACGAAGCCGCTCGGAATCACGAAGCCGGGCGTCCCGGAGAAGATCACGTAGACGCTCGTGTTCGAGCCCACGCCGCGCCGCACGCCGTACACGTCGCCCAGCTCGTAGAGGATGAACTCATTGGCCGAGAGCGGCGAGACGCTATTGATGAGATCGACCGCTGCCTGGTCTTGCACCGACAGCGCACCCGTGCCGGTGCTGGACAGGTCTTCGATCAGGGAGCCCGGAAGCGTCGTCGTCAGGCCCGGCGCGAGCGCTGTGGCCTTCGTCACGAGTTCGGTGTTCAGGGCATCGAGCGTCGAGGGGACGGCGCCGGCCGAAGTGATGACGGGCATATCAGGTCGCTACCTTGGTTTTGATGGCCTGGCCGTTCTTCATGACGGCCTGGACGGTGTAGGTGGGCTGGCTGGCGCCGATGACCGGCGCGACCACGAGGCTCGCGAAATACTGCAGGTACTGCGATTGCGTGCGCGCGACAGCCGCGTCCGGGGCGATCTGCGATGCGACGGACTGCTGGGCCGGAATGCCGTGGTTCGCGAAGAACGGGCTCTCGCCCTGGCCGAGGCGCAGGGTCTGCACGAGCGTGGCGAGCCACACGGCGCCCGTGTCCGTGATCTCCACCCATGCGCCCATCGAATCGCGCCCCCAAGTCCTCACACCGGCACCCCCGATTGTCCCGTGATGTGCGTCGAGCCAGCCTGATACGTGCCCGGCGCGTGTTCGTGGCCGGCGAACGACTTGCCGCCGACCGTGAGGGTGGCGAACGAGCCCGCCCCGCTGCACGTCATTGTCGCGCACGACACCGCGCCCGTCACGCTGGCGTCCCCGCCCACGGACAAGTTACCTCCGATGCTGGTGTCTCCGCTGACGTCGAGCGTCCCATTGATGTGGCTCGTCGGGCAGTTCACGGTGACGTCGTTCGGCGCGTCGATGGTGACGTTCCCGCCCGAGATCGTCACAGTCGTCGATCCCTGGATGACCTTCACCTGGGTCTGATCGACGATGATCTCCGACGCGCTGTCGTCGGTGAGGATCTTCGCCCCGTTCGGCGCCTGGATCACCACGGCATCCGGATCGATGGTGTTCCAGTTCGCATTGCCCAGCGGTACGAACAGCAGCCCGCCGAGGTTTGAAGGTGCCGCCAGCGGCGCCAATCCGGCGCCCAGGCCCGTCACCCCGCCAAGGCGCGCCGTCGCGGCGATTGCGACCCCCTGGTCTCCCTTCCTGATCGGAAGCCTGACATACCGGCTTTCCGCAATCGGGCACGTCACCTGCGGGAGCGTCCGGTCGCTGGCGACGTTGAACGAGATGGTCACGATTGCGCCGGCCACACTCTCGACCGTGCAGGGCCACTCCTGGCCGTCGATCAGCTTGCCGCTCTGTATGCGATCCTGAATCGCGCGAGGGAGCGACAGATTCAGCGGCTTCTTCGTGGCGATGCTGGTCACGATGTGGTCTTCGCGGGAGTGGTGGAGTAGGTGTCGATGATCGACACCCATGCCTCGGCCGAGTTCTGCCGGCTGTTGCCCAGGTGGCGGATGCTCTTAATCATGAACGAGCCCTGAAACGCCGTCACATCACGGAAGCTCGCGAAGTTCGATCCCGAGACCTGGACGTTCGCGTGCTCGGGCATCTTGACGACATCGCCGACCTTCAAGTCCGCCCGCAAGACGGTTCGAAACTGCATCGTCCCGGCATCGATCCATGTGGGCTGTCCGATGAGGTCGAGGAAGCTGATCTCCTTCGCTGTCGGCGGCTGCGTGCCATCGAACAAGAGGAAGCCTTGCGGGTTCTGCGTGATCTGCGCGCCGATGTAGTCCTGGGCCGGAATGATGGCCTTGCTCGTGTCCTTCAGATAGCGGCAGAACTGCTCCAGGGTGTTGTATGCGAAGGGCTGATCCTCGGGGTAGACCAGATCCGACGAATACGAGCCCGAGACCGTGGCCGACGGGAACGCGATCTTCAGCGCCTGCGTGACGGCTTGCGCCATCGGCTGACCCTTCGTCCAGTGATACGCCAGATTCACCGGAGCGTCATTCGTTCCTGCGGCGGCGGCGCAGATCATCTCCAGCGACGTTTGATTGCCCTGCCAGTTCCCCCAGGCTTGGAACACCGTTCCCCGGAACAGGACGCCGGCCTGCTGCGGATTCGCCAGCGGCAGGCCCTTCGCCATCCCACCATAGACCGTGATGTCGGCGCCGTTGAGGTTGTTGGCTTGGCGAATGTCCGTATAGTTGACGCCCGAGAGCTTCAGGTACGGATTGCCGGCCGGGTCACCGTAGGCATAGGCCGGGATGTCGAACTCGAATTGAAGCGCCGCGCCATTGGTCGAGCCATCCGGTCGGAAGCTCGTGTACAGCGCGAGCACGTCGTTCGTGCCCGGCTTCGTGATGCGGACGAAGTAGGCGCGCATTACGTCGGTGCGTAGTAGAGCTTCTGGGCCTGCTGCAGGAGCAGCATATCGGCGCCGCTCAGTTGCGAGGCATAGATAACATTCTCGGGCGTGTTGAAGACTCCCGGGTAAAGCGATCCATAGCCGCCTTCGCCGCCGATGCCGGCCGATCCGATCTGAAGGGTCGGAGCATCGGTTCGCTTGCCTTGCGGGCCGCGTCCGGTGGCCTGCAGCGTGTTGTCCAGGTACAGGGTCGTGAACCCGGTGAGCGAAATGCGTGTCACGATGCCGACGTGGTTCTTCCCGTCGTTCAGCGTCGTCGTTCCGATCACGCTCACCTCGCCCGTCGAATCGCCACCCCAGTACGCGAGCTTGTCGCCCAGGTTGCCGAATCCGATGTCGAACTGAACCCCCGGGCGGTCGCCGTAGATGAAGCCCGACATCGCATAGCCGTGCGACGGATCGGTGACGGGGTTGTTCTGCGTGGTCGAGAACACCGCGCTCATCGTGCAATCGTTCTGCGCTGCAAAGCGATTATTGAAGTTGAGATTCTGCGCGTTGACGAACAGGGCGGGGAAGCCGTTAGACTTCACCACGGCGCCACCCGTCACGATGGTCGGCTGGGCCGCTTGAATGCTGTTCGAGGCATCGAAGCTATTTCCGCTTTGGTCGTACCAGACCGACACCACGCCGATATCCGAACCGACGAACGAGAGAAGCGTGGCCGTGTCCAGCTCCCCCACGAGGAACGGGATGTCCATCTCGGCGTCATCCGACGAGCGGCGCACGCGCATGCACGGGCCGAGGTAGGACGACAGCAGGCGCCGCGTGGAGTACGCCACCGCAGGACGCGCGACAAGCGGGTCAAGCGGATAGCTGTAGGTCGGCGGCACGGGCGGCCGAACGAGCGGCACGGGCGGAAGGCCCGGGATCTCGAAGGACTGGCTGGAGTCCCTGAAAATCATCGTGACGTCAAAGTATCCGCCCAGGAGGTTGATGTTCGCGAACGAGGGCGATGCGACGACGGGGCGAGCGACGATCAACTGGCCTACGAGGTCATACACGAACAGGTAATACCCCTGCCTGTATATGTTGAACTTGCAGACACAGGTGTACGGCGCGCCGTCGAGTTCGACCTGGAACTGGAAGTTCGCGTCCGGGCTCGGCGAGAACGGGATGATCTGTTGCGCCATGTTCAGCCCGGTTGATTCGTGGTGTTGCCGCCGATGGCGGTGGACACGCCGCTATTCGTGATCGGAGCATTCACGGGCAAGCCTCCGGAAATCTTCGAATAAAGGTTGTTGTACACGACGGCCGCCGCCTGTTGCGTAACCAGCGGCTGGATGAAGTCCCACTGGAACACGCCTTGCACCTTCTTGTCGCTCGGGCTCGTGATGTCGCGCAGT